TGAAGTACCTGCGTCTGTAGTAAATGTAATTGAGTCACCAATTCTTAACTCTGTATTAAATCTAGTACCAAATCCTGTAATTGAATTACTAGAGTTTGCTACTGATATTGTACCTGAAATTTGTAAACTTTCTCCGTATGTGTTATCTAAAGCAGTGTCCGATGTGTATACACATTGAGAACTAGCCATACCAATTTGTTTTGTAGATGAGAAGTCGTATGAAGTAGCACCTTTATAACCTCTAGCGTCTGCTTGAATAGTCGCTGTGTTTCCTGTAATAGCACCAGTAATTGTTTCTCCTGGTGTAAATGTTCCTGATACACTAGATAAAACAACAACAGTGTGATCTGCTGTACCACCACTTGCATATGCACTGAAACCAGAACCATCTACATCTAATTCAAAACTTGAACTAGTTGGATTTTTAACTGTATAAGTGTTACCATTTAATTGTGTCATACCAACAACACCGTTAATTTGTACTTGTTGTCCATCTTGTAAAGTGTTTGAAGAAGTTATTACTACAGGATTGGCTTGTGTTGCACCTGTGATTACATGAGCCACAGGACTAGTAATACTTTCACAAGTACCTTTAGCGCCTGAAGTACTTCCTGTAATTTCTTCTCCAGATCCAAATACTTGATTTTTAGGACAATTTAAATGTGTAAACATTACTATATCAAATAGATAATGTTTGAATATATTTGTTGTTGTACCTCCACTAGCAAAGAAACCACCAACTGCTGATCCGTTAGCATATTCAAATCCTCTAGACTTAGCCCGACCAATTGTAGTTATGTTAGAACCTGATCCTGCATTTTCTGTTCCTCTTACTGCTGTTGCTGTACTATATAAACCTACTTTTTTAAATGACTCAACATCACCTGATACAAATCCTACATCTGGAGAACCAAATACATTGTCAACGTAAACATAGTTACCTACATCAAATCTTGTATTTGAATTGTTTTGTGTATCAAAATCTCTTGCTTTATCAACATCAACAAAAGTTGTACCAATAGTTTCTATTTCATAACCTTTAACGTATGCTTTACCTGGTGCTAAACCAGCTGCAAGTTTACTTTCAACACCACCAGCACTTGAACTGTAAATACCTCTGTTTGTGCCACTAATTAAGTGTTCTCTTAAATCTAAATCAAAATCTCTTACTGCATAATCACCAGACTCGTCAAACGTTCTACGAGCCATAGTATCTTCTAATATAGCGTATTCAGTTGTTCTAACTTGATTTTGTATAATACCATTTTTTAATCTTAATAACTCTACAAAGTTTGAATCATCTGTAGCAGATAAAGATTTTTTAGTTAATGTTAAATCTATTTTAAATCTATGAGCACCTGGAGCATTTGTGTTTGAAACGCCTTGAGCATTATCATTTAAAGTAAGATCATCGTTTTGTGTGACAAAACTTTCTGATATTAATAAACCTACTCTATATGATGGTGTGTTTGTGTACTTATCTAATATTAATTCTTGATCATTTACTTGTACATGAAATCCATTTATGTAGTAAACACCTTGTTTAACTGAAGCTGCACTACCTGTTGCTGTAGCTGATACTACTGCTGAAACTGTTGTTGATGTAGATTGTAAAGTAGTTGCAACTGAAATTGTTTCTGCGTCTGAAAACGCTGATGAAGTTTTATTTGTACCTGAATTTAAGTATTTTACAAATAATGTATTTGGATCTGTACCGTCTGTTGCTGATACTTTAACAACTCTTGCTTTTACTCCTGAAGTTGCACCTGTTAAAGTTAAACCTACAAAATCATTTAAGGTAACACCAACACCTGCTGAGTCTGTAAATGAAGTTAATTTAACTGCATAGTAATTTAAATCGTAAGAAATATCGCCAGGTATAACCATAGCGCCTTGTTCAAAGACGTGATCTGATAATCTTTCAATCTGATTTTGTAAGATTGATTGTGATTGTGTTAACTCTCTACCTTGAACTGCGAAAGACGGTCTAAAAAGAACTCTATGGAACTTTTTTGACTCGTTAAAGTCATCGTAGTAAGGCGAAAGGTTAAAGTCTGTTGGACTTGGCATAATTTCCTTTCTTAAAACTCAATGACCAATTTTATATTTTCTGTTTGATCTGTTGCTCTTTGAATAGGTGCTCTGTTCTCTATGTACATTACATCGCCAGAGTCATGATCTATTTCCGGAGTAGAATATCCACCTGAAAATACAACATTGTTAATTGTTGATGATACACTTGTCTCCGGTGTACCAGTCGCATTTGAAGATTGACCAGTAATTACGTGTGTACTAGAAAATGCTGTCAAATTACCATTAGCGTCAACGCCGGCGTCATTGTGTCTTGTTTGAATATAATATAAAATTCTGTTTGTTGCGTCCCACTCTACAACTTTACCAACTGCACCTGTAGTTGCTTGATTTATTTCTTCATCAACTGTAAAAGTACCTGGTGTTGGAGTTGAGTTAATTCTGATTGCTTTTGTTCCTCTCAAAGTGTTTGCTGAAGCAGCTGAACCACCTGATTTAGGATCTCTTATTAAACAAATTTTTCTAAAATCATTACCAGCATGAAAATCTCCAGAGTTTGCTGATTCTGTTCCTTCTAAATTTACGTTTAACATTACAAAGAAACCACCTAATTCTTCTACTGCATTAAAACCATGACCACCTTTTGGAGAGATTATTACATCTAACTCTGCACCAGTTAAGTTTGTTGCACCAGCGGTTACTATTTCTGCATTTGAAACTGTACCAAAAGTATAACCTGATCCAACGTTAGTCATAGTTACCGATGTGATTGTTCCACCTGATACTACTACGTTAGCAGTTGCACTTGAACCGTCACCTTTAATAGTGACAGAGTGAGTACCATCAGTACCACCTGAACCTGCTGATTTAATTTTAATACAATCAATTGATCCGTCTACAGCAGCTGAACTAACTGTTGAGTTAGTTGATACTGCCATGAAATCTGTTGATAAGAAATTAGATTGTTGAGACGCTGATAAAGTATACATGTATTTCCATTTGTAACCGTCAGCAGTTGTAATTACACTTGTACCTGTACCAGATGGTTCTGTTGTTGAAGCAGTATTACCATCGTTGTCAATACATTTGTAAACATTTCTATCACTTGTTAATACATAAAAATTAGCGTCATGTAAAGTAGTTGCACCACTATTAGCTGTATTTCTAGTAGATGTACTACCAGTCACATATTCGCCATAGTCGTGTCTGTAAATATCGTATGTTGTTCCTGTTGCCCAATTTCTTCTTGGTATTGCAAAAGAAACATCTGAACTTGTTATTTTTTTAGCTGCTAAAAGATCATCAAAGGTATTAAACTCTGCAACAACAGTATCACCTGGTATAATTGGATTTGAGTCTGTTCCTTCGTAATCTGTTCGGCCATCACCTCTTGTAGGTGTACCGAAAGCCTGTGGTCTTGCTAGACCTAGATAGTAAACATTTGGAGCAGATTCCGTAAAAGACTCGTGAAATTGCTCACTATTGTTTATTCTGAATTTTGTTGTTATTATCGCTGGCATAATTCTTATTCCTATTTATAATACTTTCCTATGATGTTGTTCCAATAATTGTTTTTAATGTTGTACCACTAGAGTTTTTAACTAGTAGTGTTGACGTATTAGATAATGATCCCATAGTAATAGAACCACCAGTTATATTGACTGCATTGGCATTTTGAGAAGCCATAGTACCTATTGTACCTAAAGCAATATTTACAAAAGCTGCACCATTCCATTGTAAAATATCACCACTTGAAATACTTGTCAAAGTGACATCGTTCATTTCTGATATTTCATTTTCCGAACCAACTTGAGCGTCTACGTATTGTTTCGTTGCAATACCCATAGCAGCTGTTGGATCAGCAGCCACTACAACTTTACCTGAAGAATCTCCTTCTAACCAAGTTGTTAGACTAACACCATCTGTAGCTGCAATAGTAAATTGTTTAGATGTAGAAGCAGAGTTACCTACTGCGTTTCCTATAATTACGTTTCCTGAACCAGTTTCAATTGCTTTACCAGCATTATGACCTATAAAAGTATTAGTACTTCCTGTAGATATTGCTGTACCAGCTTCTTCTCCTACTAAAGTGTTATTATCACTTGTAGCAACTTTACCTGCGTTTCTACCTATGGCAACATTTCCTGCTATAGTTGTTCCAGTTTTTAAAGTGTCAAAACCTACAGCTGTATTATTTGTTCCTGAAGTTATAGATTCTATAGAACCTTTACCTACAGCAACGTTATTTGAGGCTGCATTTAAAGTACCTGTTGTGCCATGACCAACAATTAAAGAATTTGAAAAATTAGTACCACCATCTTTACCTGTAATTAAACCCGAAACTAAAGTATTACCGTCTCCGAAAGCACTATAAATTTCGTTAAAGTTATCGTTGATTATATCACCACCGGCTCTGATAGTAGAACCTGTACCATCATTTGGTGCTGAACCTATTGCTATTGTTTGTTTTGCCATATCTACTTTCTATTTATACCTATATTTATATCGTTGTTTGGTCAAATTTCTTAGCACCACTATCAAAAGTTATACCAACTGAACTAAACGAATCTTCAGAAGCAAACGTAATATCTGTTGGAAAAGCAAAGTTTGTTTTCAACATAAAACCAAAATCATCTTCATTTACGTTTGTTCCACTTATCATATTTAGTAGCGCTTGTGTACCGTCTAAACTTGATCTAGTACCAGTGACTCTTAATTCATTTAGTCTATCAAAAGTAATACCAGATGTTCCGTTGATACCACCTGATCTGTTAGCTGTTGTACCATACGCTGTATTGGCATATTTATTGATTGATTTGAAACTAGGTCCACAATAAGCAAATCCTTGATTGATTGTGACACCTGTTCCTACTTTTCTTCTTAATCTTAAATTTAATCTAATACCAATAGGTGCTCTTGTTAAAGTCACGTCTCTAGTATTATTTGGATTTGGTTGATTTGGTTGAGTAGATTTTGATGTACCATCATCTACTGTTCCTATTCTTCTACCAAATACAGTTTCAAATATTAGTTTCATCATTGCAAGTAATGGTTCACCAACTGTACCTGTATTGAAACCTGTTGCTACTTGAACTCTTGCATTTAATCTACTTTCTAAATCAACTTGACCTGTAAAATAAAAACCTGAAGTATGCATTGTTTTTTTAAATGCGTCTCTCCATAAATTAATTGAGTTACCTACTTTCAATACATATGAAAAATCTTGATAGTATAAACTATCTTGTACTTTCATTGTACTTTCTGAAATATGTCCTTTTTCATTTAAGAATACACCTTTTGTATCTACAACTGATCTTACATCTACAGTTGCAACAGCAACATCTAATTTATTAATAGTAGCACTACCACCACTTGATGATACTGTTTCATCTACTTGAAAAGTACCTGAAACTTCTTTTAATTTTAAAACTTGTGTTGATGAATCATATGCTGAAACTAAACCTGAAGCACTTGAAGTACCACCGTTTACAGTTTCTCCTGCTGTAAATGATCCTGAAATACCAGTGATGAATAAACAATTAACAAATGATAATGTTGGTGCTGGAGAGTTTTGATAGTTAATACCTAAATTAGATGTTTCTATTCCTAAAATTTTTCCTATTCCTGTACCATGTGCTAATACGTTTGCACCTGTACCTGAAGTAGAAGAAACCGAAACTGTAGGTAAAGATTTATATCCGTCACCACCACTTATTAGATAAATGTCTGTAATATCTCCTGTGCCTGAACCAGACTCTTGTACAATTTTATTTCCTGTTAAGTGATCGCCTGAAGATGTTTCGTCTTCTAATACTATATGATCTGTATCTTCATTAGCAATAGCACCATTAACTACAGTGACAACACCTGAAGCATTACCACCAAATGTTCCTGTATTTGTAAAAGATAATGTATCTCCTATTTCATAACCTGAACCACCACCATCTACAACAATGTCTGTTATTTTACCTGAACTAACATCGTTAATATTAAATGCAGCTTGTTCACCACCACCGGTAACTTTTACAATATCGTCTGTACTGTAAAGAGCACCACCGTTAGAAATTGTTTTTTCTCCTGGTATACCTGTAATAGTTGCTAGAATATAATAATCTGATTGATCGTTTTCTGTTCCTTCTATTGTTTCACTTACTTGAAAAGTACCAACTATAGTATCATCGTTCAATGTTATTTCAGAAACTTCACTTGCACCAATATAAAATTTAGATACGTTTTCTACTATAGCTGTTGCGCCAGACGTTCTACCTTTAATTGATCTACCAACTAAACTTAAAGTTTCTCCTTGTGAACTTAATACTCTTAAAATTTTTGTAGAAGACCATTTACCATCGGATACTTTTAACATTTGCTCTCTAGGATAAAATGTTTCAGAGTTATCGTTAAATAATATTCTAAAAAATAATTCGTGTCCTTTTTGTGTACCTTTTAATTTGTATAGTGATTTAATATTCTTAATTAAATTTCTTTTGTTTATACCTGAAGATAAATTTTCTGGTATAGTTTTAAAGAACTCGTCTCTAAAGTTATTTAAAAAATCATTAATAACTTTATCTGGATCTCTAAAGTTTGTTAACTGTTGAATAGTTTGAACTGGATTAGGTCTGTACTTATTAACTACTGCTTGAGCACCTGAACTACCACCAGTAATTGTTTCGCCTACTATAAATTTATCTTGTGCTGATATGAATAGTCTATTATTATCTAAATCTTCAGCTAATACAGTAGCAGTTGCTTTTGAAGTTGCACCTGTGACAGTTTCTTGAAAAGTAAATTTACCAAAAGAACTATCTTCTAAAATTATTTTATCGCCTAAATCTAATTGTGTTTTTTCTGCACCAAGTGAACCACCATCTAATACTAGATTGTTTAAAACACCTGTTTGATTTTCTAAAGTTATTCCGTCTGTAGATTCAACAGAAGTTACCGATAATTCGGCAGATTCCATAAATTGAAAATATGTTTTTAAAAACTCTACAAATTTTGGGTGATCATCAACAACAAAATCTGGTAATTGAGTGTTTACTAAATTGGATATTTTATTATCAAATTTTGCCATTGGCTAAATTAATAACTTGTTGTTGTACTGTAACCTACGCCGGCTTCAGATGAACCACCAACAAATGTATCTTCCTCTACAGTTATATTTGAATTTGCTACATCTATTTCTACTACTTGATTTCTAACTGGTACAATATCATTAGAACTAGGTTTAACTGTAATCTCTATAACGTTTGATGAACTACCTCTTATATTAGAAATAGAAGAAACGTTTAAAGAGTTTAATGTCACTTGACCTGTTGCATAATCAATTGTGCCTTGTGTGTTGTTAGCATAAGTTTTAACACCACTTACAAGATAGTATCTTCTAATATTACCATTACTATCATCATCTAAAAACATTTCAAAATCACTTCCTGAAACTTTAAAACCTGTTGATGATAAAACTGGTACATGTCCTGAATGTGGATTGTAAACACCATTTCTAAAATATAATTCATATTTTGTAGATGAACCTATAGTAGGTGTAAAATTCTTTCTCATATCAATAGTTGTGATATTAGATAAGATACTTGTATCAACATCATCAATTAAACCTGTTAATTTAGAAAATCTGAATACACCATCAAATTTTTGTAAAGTAGATGTATTATAATTTGTTATAGCACTTATTATTTCTGATTTAATTGTGTCTGCCGATTTACTTGTGCCTTTTTTATCATATTTTGCGTTTGATGTAATTAAAATACTTGTTGTTTCTGGATCAACTATTTGTGGTCTTACTGAAGCTACGTTATAAGGTATTAAACCTTTAACGATAGAATTTTTAGTTGCTTCTGTTAGTGTTGAACCACTAGCCGCCTTGATTGAAATTTTTACAACACCGTAAACTGGTGTTTCGTCATCTTCTCCACCCCAAGCACTAACTGATAATGCATTAGGATATAAAGTCTTAACAATTGATTCATAATCTGTTGCTGTGACTGCTCTATCTTGTGATGTATATTGTAAAGGCGCATTGTATCTAATTGATTCTTTTGTTTCTGCCTCTGAACCACCTTGAGCATTTGATTTTGTCGTTATAGTGACATTAGAAAAACCACCGATGTTAGAACCTAATTCAAAAGTACTTGCACCGTTAGCTTCAAGTTTATTTGTGACAATATATTCTAAAATAACTATATTACCATCTTCTAATTTTTTACCAATAACACCATCGCCAAAATATACTTCAAATTTACCGTTATCTGTTTCTTGTAAGAAATATATTTTTGATTCATCATTAATACCTCTTAAGCCTGTTGCTAAAGAGTAAGTTGTTAATGTAGAATCTGAAATTGAGTTTTGTACAGTGACTTTTAAAGTAGATGTATCAGCATTTACGTTTTGTATTAAGAATTTTTGATCTGCGTCTGAACTATCTACTGTATATTTAAAAGTGACTAAAGTACCTTCGTATAATTTAACATTTGAGAACTTATAAACACCAGCACTTGGTGTAATTGTAATATCTTCGTTAGTTAAAAAGTTATAACCTGTTCCGTCTACTGAACTTGTAAACGTTGTACCTTTATTCATTAACACACTTGAACCACTTGCGTTGTTAATTGTAATATCTACTTCGGCCATTGGTGCTCTTACACTTGATGGTGTATAACCAATTGCCTTTGCTAATGCAACTACATTTTTTCTTATGTCAGCAGAATCTAAATAAGATTCATTTACAAAC